CTGGATGTCAACGTTAGTGCTGGAGGTTCCATTAGCGCTCAGTAGCGGAGCGTACTGAATCAAGTGGATGGTCCCCATGTTCGTGAAGTCCAACAGCTTGCCAACGTCCATGTACGGGAAGGGATACAAGAACGGCAACTCCATCTCCACTGTCGAACAGTTCTGGTTTTCAAGCCAAACGTGGGGTTTCTGGGAGCTTGCGGTCAGGCGCATCTCAACACCAGTGGCTTCGGCAGTGTCCAGTCGGTAACCGTTCAGCGGAGTATAGGTCGCCATGAGGGACCCATAGTAAAAGGGTGACCCGTTGATGAGGAACTTCAGCTTCAACTTACATCTCAACAAGTGAAAGCCAGCTAGCTTGTTTTGCATGTTGATGTTTTGGAAGAACAGCTGCCATGGTGCAAAGTCAGTCTTGGCACCGTTGGCCGTGTTCTCGACCCACGGGTAGCTGAATATGAGTTGCGGTCGCATTAGGTAGTTGCCGATGTCTTGCTGAATCTGCATGGCATCAGCGATCTCATCCTTGGAGCTCGGAGCCACGATGGTCTCTGCCACGGGTTCATTCTTGAAGACCACCTGCTGTTGGACAACATCAGTAGTGGCAGGAGCCGTGGGACTAGGAACGCTAAGGGTGTCATACTGCACGTCGGCCTGAGCCACGCCATTCCATTTCTCCCGGCGGCGCTTCTTGCGCTGTTGATTGCGAATCTTGCTGATGGCTTGCGCCACCACCTTAGGGGCCATTTCCCTATCGTTGGTGGTGGGTGTCTTTTCTGTTTTGTTGATGTTCTTGCTGTAACCATCGAATTCAGAGACGTGGGTGGTCACATTCCGCACGCTCCTAGGAGCAAGATTTGCACACGGCCGGGTGCTACCGTAAACACGGTGTTCGGGGGAACGCCCCATGGTCGTTGATCCCCAAGCGTCCACACTCCAGTCTGTCTGTAGCTCCAGTTCAGACGCGTGGCAGTAACTACGCTTGGTTCCTACATTTTCGGGTGCCAAGTTCATGGTCGACCGTACTTGTAGTTTAGGTGAGGCTCAGATGAACCTCTGCACCATTGTGTTCCAAGAGGGTGCAGGGCAGTGGAGCATCCTGTGCTCCAATTCGCGAGACTTCGGCATCTCCGCTATGAGATTAGCAATCTGTGCAAAAAACTTCGGTCCATGAAAGAAGCTCTCGGCTTGCGCAGATGCTATAGCAGCGGCCATTTGCTCTTCAGGGCTCACACTGTGTGACGGCACTGTGTAGCACAACATCTTGTAGATGCTGCGCTTATCAAGCGCGGCGACCTTCATGCCTGGGAACTCCACATGATCAACCCAACAACGCTTGAGGAACGTCACCTCAGAAAGCGGGATGTACGGAACTGAGGCAGCGTCCTTCTGGGCCATGGTGTAAGTGATTCCAATGCTGGCGAACACCCGTTGGATGGAGGTGTGGTTGTAGCACGGTCTGTCTGGATGGACCTTGAGCGCCACGTCGTCCCCAAGCGTGACTGTGAACACCATGCGGAAGAACTCAAGGGCCAACTCGATGAAGTGTTCCACGTTCCGCTCAGTGGCATGGATCACAACATACGCGTAGCAGTGCAACAGCAAATTGGCCAAACAATTGAAGAAGGTCGTGAGCTGCTGCCCTGACGCTTCGCCGCCGAGCAACGTGATCAGCTCGCCAAAGAAGTTGATCGTGGAGTTCGAAATGTCAGCAAGCCACACAGTGAATTCCATGAGCTCGTCCACCGTGAAGTTGCCACTGAGCATAGCTACAAACACGATGATCTTGCTAACTGCGTTGCTGATGAGGAGACTGAGGATGGACTCGAAGGCCTTGAAATCGCCAGCAACCCAGTTCTCACCTGGTATGAGGCTAGCAATCCGGAACAAGTCATCCCACTCTTCCGAATGCGTATTGAGCCCCACCGCCATGCAGAAAAGATCCCTACGCCGAATCATGACTCTGCAAATACCTAGCGTGCTCATGCGCATGTTCGTAAGGAAAGTGAGGGGGCACATGTAAATGCATCTAGCCTTGCCAGCCTCGACCTTGGCCTTGCCTAACATCTCGTTCTTCCAACAGGCGTCGTAAATGGCGTGAGGTCGGAGTCCACGCCTTGCGTCCGAGCGCATCCGATCGATCTCCTCCAGAGTTGCGGCATCAAACTGTCTGTACGAGTCCCAAATGCCAACCTTCTCAGGCTCGGTCAAGTACTGCAACTTGGGACCGCGCTTGCCATGCCCAGCTGAAGTCGTGTGCTTCTGTGCATCTATGTTGTTGACGCCAGGCATGCCATTCACGGCAACAGAGATGGGGACTGGGTGGATATCAGCCAAATCTTCCTCGGTGAGGCCAGCTTTGATGTGCTTGCAGATGGCAGCAACCACGGCTCTAACTACGAGCTCATCCATACTGTGAGTGGGATGCAAGTAGTTCTCCAGCACCATCTGAGGTTGCTTCCACCCCCCGTTCTTGGGGGCCGCCATGTTGTCCTCAATGGGAGGGTCAAACTCGGCACCGCGCGCGAACGCGTAGAAAGCGTGTGGTGTGTACTGCCCAGTGAACTTGGGTCTAGCGACGAACCCCTTGAGTTGGCCATGCGTCATCAGGTGTCCGTCTCTGTGATAATCGGTGTACAACTTGTCCGTTGGTTTGAGCTTAACGACACCGACCTGAGCCACGACGCCAGCTGGCACAATGTTGCCTACCTCTGGCCTACGCTCATCTCCGAAGTCCTCGCGATACAATCTCACGGCCCAAGTGGTGTTGGTTGCCGCGTTGTACCCAGAATGGATGCCAACGACCACGCTGCCGAGCGTACTGTTGACAACCAAAGGAGCACCGCATTCACCGTACACCGTGGGGCGGGCAGGTTCGGCGCGCCAGGCCTCACATGAGACGTTGGAAGCACCATCGAGACCGCGAGCTCTGAAAGTGAAGCACCATAGACCTGCAGCTTGCTCACTGTGGCATCGAGGTTCTTGATGTAGTATGCCGCAGGTCCAACACTCTGGAAGCTCCTCCTAGGGAAGACGTGCTTGATGTCCTTGTATCGGCAAGGGAGAGCCCAAGTACTGATGATGGCTACGTCCCGCTCGGGGATGCGGCGGACGATCTCCTCGCAAACGTCAACTACGTAGCTGGGACGCACACCCTCGGGCGTCACCGGACCAACCCAGACCTCAATCCGGGCATTCAACGGCAGAGCGTGGTTGTTCACGACAAAGGTCTCGGAGTCGACAAAGAGCGCACGAGTGGTGGCCACGCCCATGCCTCGCGCGTGCTCACCATGAATGCGACAGTAGGCCACGTTGTTCTTGATGGCGCTTAGCAATTGGTCCTCATTGTGCGGGCGCTTTGGGTCTACGTCGAGCCTGGTTATGGCACGCTCTTTGACCGTCCATACGTTAGGCCTCTCTTCACCGCGGGGAACGGGCAACTTGCCCACGGCATCGAGATCCATCTGTGCCATGTTGTCAAGTGAGGCATCTGACGGTTCCTCGTCTGGGCCAAAGATGGTCTCGCCATCGCCATCCACATAGGACTCCATCCCGCCTTCCACTGGGCTATCGACAGGAGTGCTGTATGCGGTGAACAGCGTGTACATGGTGGCTATCACGCCTATGGCCATGGCCCCAGCTATGAATGCGCGCAATGTGGGGTCAGAACCGCCACGCTGGGCATTAATCCTGGCTCCGGCAGACGCAAGCACCGCCCCTGGGCTGGCATAGGTGTCCATGCACTTGTTCGCGCACCAACGCACAGCAGAATAGCCTGAGACATAGTTGACAAGACTGTGGAACCAAGCGTGCTCAAAGTATTGCCGGGCAAACCAAATGCCAAACCTTTGGGTGGTGGTGAGCTGGAAGCCACCCAACATGTCCGTCCTAACCCTCACTCGATCCGGGTCATCATCTGGCGCAACAGAAGCGAGGTAATCATGGGCACCCCTGATGATGTCGGACACCGGCCAACCCTCAGCCATACACTTGGGCACTTCTTCGCGGATGTACACGTCCAGGACAGCTGTCTCCGTGGGTGTCAGAGACCCACAGTAGGACAATACACAAGCGCGGAGTTTGTCAAATTGAGTCTCGACAAAGAAACCCGGCTGACCCCTGCGAGGCGTGAAGGTCAAGTAGTCCCGCGAACTCACATCTGTGTGGTCGGAGAATGCGGTCTCAGACAGTTCCTCGAGGCGCTG